ACTTCTTGTGGCGGCAATGCAAGAACTCAAAGCAGACAACGATGCGCTCAAGGCTCGCATTACAGCATTGGAGGCTAAATAATGCCTGCACTTCTTAAGACTACGCAAATCCAAGAGCCGTCATCGGCATCAGTAAACCTGACGCTTGATGCTAATGGCAATGGCACCTTTGCTGGCACATCTGTCATGTCATCGCCATATACGATGCGGAATAAGATCATCAATGGCGCAATGGTCATCGATCAGCGTAATGCGGGGGCGAGTGTAACGCCAACGACTGACTTAACGTATTTGTTAGATAGATGGTTAGTCGGGCTTACTCAATCATCTAAATTTTCCGTTCAACAAAATGCTGGTTCTGTAACTCCGCCAAGTGGGTTCTCAAATTATCTTGGTTGCACTTCACTATCTGCTTATTCTGTTTTGACTGCGGATTCATTTAGATTAAGCCAGCGCATAGAAGGATTTAATTTTAATGATTGCGCTTGGGGCACTGCATCAGCGGTAACAATTACTTTGTCTTTTTGGGTGCGTAGTTCATTAACTGGAACTTTTGGTGGGTCACTTACAAATTCTGCACAAAACTATTCTTACCCATTTACGTTCATTATTAATTCAGCAAACACTTGGGAACAAAAGTCTGTAACTATAGTCGGCCCAACAGCAGGCACATGGGTTGGAGGGACAAACGGAATAGGCGTAATTTTGAACTTTAATTTAGGTGCGGGAGCAACTTATTCAGGTGCAGCTGGTTCATGGTCTGCAAACACTTATTTATCAGCTACAGGCGCAACATCAGTCGTCGGCACCAACGGCGCAACCTTCTACATCACAGGCGTCCAGTTAGAACGCGGCACTGTCGCTACACCATTTGAATATCGCAACTATCAGCAAGAGTTAGCGATGTGTCAGAGGTATTTTGCTTTAGCGCCTATTTATGGAACTGGGATTGCTTGCACTACAACAACTTGGGATTGCACATTTGCTTTTCCAGTTCCCATGAGAGCAACTCCAACAATGTCAGCAAATACTACAGTAACAATAACAAACGTAACGACTGCCGACTACACTCAATCATCTGCAAATATCAATACTGATGTAAATACAGGAAGCGCAACAAGTCATTTACGTTTTGGAAATTTTACTGGATTGACAGCTGGTAATATTTATCAAGTGAGAAATGGCAATATATACGTCAATGCTTCAGCGGAGTTATAATCATGTATAGTAATGCTCAATATACAATTTATGATTCTATCCGCGTTGACATCAACGGCGTGACTAGCTTTGTCCCGCTTGATCCCGCCAACTCAGACTATGCCGCGATCATGGCCATCGTCGCTGAAGGCAAACTGACCATAGCGCCAGCTAACGCTGAAGGAGCAAACTAATGCCCGTAACCATTAACGGAACAACTGGTATCGCTGGCGTAGATGGTTCTGCTGGAACCCCTGCTGTCCAAGGCACTGATACTAACACGGGTGTATTCTACCCTGCTGCTGATACGGTAGGTGTATCTACAGGCGGTAGCGAGCGTATGCGCGTGGACAGCAGCGGCAACGTTGGGATTGGGACTAGTTCGCCACAAAGTCGTGTTCAAATTGTTGGGTCTGCGGCTGCTGCTCCAACTGGAGGCGATGGTCTTCATCTCGGCGCTGCTGGTGGTTATGCCACCATTGAAATGTGCGGCACAACTGGAGGCTATATTGATTTCAGCAAGGGCAACGGAACGGATCAGTTAGGTAGAATTATTTACGATAACGTAAATAATATTATGTCGTTTAATACAAACAGTACTGAACGCGCCCGCATCGACTCCAGCGGCAATCTGCTGGTGGGAAATACAACATCTCCAAATACAACACGTTTGTATGCAAAAGCGTCCACTTCAGATGGCACTACCAGAGCATTTTATTTAGAAAACTCTGCGGGTTCTGTGTTGTTTACAATATTTTCTGATGGTGGTTTTAACACGGGAACGGCAGCATTTGCTCCTTATAATAACACGACAGCAACCGCCGCAAACTTAAATGTCGATTCTTCAGGTAGTTTTAAAAGATCAACATCGTCGCTTCGTTATAAAATAAATGTTCAAGATGCCACGCATGGTTTATCCGATGTTATGAAACTTCGTTCTGTAACATACAATGGTAAAAATGACGGCGATAAGGTCTTTGGTGGCTTTATTGCTGAAGAGGTTGATGAGGCAGGTTTGTCTGAATTTGTTGCCTATGATGAAGAAGGTCGTCCAGATGCCCTGCATTATGGCAACATGGTTGCTCTCATGGCAAAAGCAATTCAAGAACTATCCGCTAAAGTAGATGCACAAGCGGCAGAAATCGCAGCACTTAAAGCCAACGCTCCAGCATAATAGGTGAAACATGTCAGATGATCTCAACCAACAAATCGGACGGTTAGAGGCTCAGGTCGATATGCTTCACAAAGATATGTCTGAGATGAAAATTGAGATTAAATCCATAGCCGCCGCCATGAACCGCTGGAAAGGCGCTGGTGCTTTATTGGCCCTGATCGGTGTGGTATTTGGGTTCTTCGTGGACTTGGCTTTCAAAGCAATAGGTCGTTAATGGACCCGATTACTCTGATAGCCGGAGCGACTGCGGCCTATAACGGGCTGAAGTCAGCTATTGCGGCTGGCAAAGAGATACAGGAGATGGCTCAGGACTTGGGCAATCTCTGGAACGCTGTCGGGCAGCTCACCCATCTAGCCTCTACACCCGTAAAGAAGGGCCTGTTCTCCAATCCTGCTGACATCGAGAAGCAAGCTATGGAGCGGTATGCTGCCAAGGCTAAGGCTTTCAAGATGCAAGAGGAGATCAAGAACCTGTTCATTTCCATCTACGGTGTTGGAGCCTATGAGTCGGTGCAGCGGGAAGTCATAGAGATTCGTAAAGAAGTAGATCGCCAGCATCGTGAAGAAGAACGGCTGGCTGCCGAACGTGCCGCAGAACTAAAGGATGCCGCTGGCTTGTTCCTGATCGTCATGGGACTGATCGTGGCCATTGCCGTAGTTGGTATTCTCCTAATAATCAAACTCAGCCACTAAGGATCATCCTATGGATTTGCTGAAGACCTTTGGACCACTGGTTAGCTCGGTCGCGCCTACGATTGCTACGGCTCTCGGTGGCCCTGTCGCTGGTATGGCTGTCAAAGCCCTGTCTAATGCCTTGCTAGGCCACGCTGACGGCACAGAAGACGAGATCAATGCCGCTCTCGCCAATCCAACGGCAGACCAATTGGCGGCTCTTAAAAAGATCGACGCTGATTTCAAGGTTCAGATGAAATCTCTGGATATTGATCTGGAAAGAATTGCTGCTTCTGACCGTGATAGTGCCAGAAACTACGCCATTATGACCCACGATCTTACACCAAGGGTTCTGGCAGTTATCGTTGTTGTGGCTTGGGGATGTGTGCAATGGTTCATGTTGCATAATGTCATCGAATCATCCATGCGTGAATTGATTGCCCGTGTTCTTGGCACACTTGATGGCGCTTTGATGTTGGTTCTTTCCTACTATTTCGGCTCCGCTCACCGTCACACGGATGGCAAGTAATGAAATCGAACTTTGATTTGGCTCTCAAGCATCTCCTGAAACATGAGGGCGGTTACGTAAATCATCCACGCGATCCGGGCGGTCGAACCAATCTCGGTGTCACACAACGTGCATGGGAAGAGTATAAAGGCAATCCTGTCGATGAACAGGAAATGCGGAGCCTGACGCAAGAGATGATCACGCCGTTCTATAAGACCCGATACTGGAACCTTGTCCGAGGGGATGAACTCCCCTCTGGGGTAGACTACTGCGCCTTCGATGTGTCGGTGAACTCTGGTGTCGGTCGTGCTGTCCGTTTCCTACAGCTTGCATCCGGTGTTGTAGCTGATGGTCTGATCGGACCCGGCACAATGAACGCGATTGCCAAGGCTGATCCTAAAGAACTGGTGAAGAAGATTTGCGATGAGCGTCGTGAGTTCCTTCATCGGCTGGATACATTCGACACATTCGGCAAAGGCTGGATGCGTCGAGTCTCAGATGTAGAGCGCGTAGCATTGGAAATGGCAGATGTCTCCCCCTAAGTTATCCAAGGAAGTAGCGGCAGAGACCGTCAAGGTCTTCTTTAAACTGAACCACAATCATGCTGCCGGAGCACGGGAAATGAAAATCCCACGCTCCACCTTCCAAGCCAGAATTGAATTAGCCAAGTCCTACTACCCAGAACTATTCATTGAGGCGAACAACGCGCCAGCGCAAAGCTGGACCTATCCTCAGTGCCATGAGATCGAACTAGATAACTGCCAGATACTGATCGGATCGGATGCCCATATCTGGCCTCATAATGAAACGATCATGATGAAGGCGTTCGCCATAGCGAGTAAACAATTCAAACCACAGATCATCGTCCTCAACGGGGACATCCTAGATGGTGCAAGAGTCAGCCGACACGGTAGCCTGCTCGGACAGAACGCTCCTAAGCTGACCAAAGAAATCGAAGCAGCACAGGCTTGGATCAATACCTTATACAGAGCCAAGCATCGCATCTGGACGATGGGAAACCATGATCAACGTGTGGATAATTATCTGGCCAACAATGCCCCAGAACTTGATGATTACGCTGGGCGGCTTTCTGATCGGTTTAGCGATTGGACTTTCTGCTGGGCGACTCACATCAACAAAGTGGAAATACGCCATCGCTTTAGAAGCGGTATTCATGCTGGCTGGAACAGTGCTCTTCACTCTGGGATTTCGGTAGTCACTGGCCATACTCACCAGCTTCAAATCACGGCAGTCAGAAACCGCAATGGTTCTCATTGGGGTGTCGAGTGCGGGATGCTCGGAGACCCAATGCACAAGGCGTTTGAGTATGCCGAAGGCACAGCAAGCAGAGCGCAACCGGGCTTTGTCCTCATCACATTCCGGGATGGTATAATGATGCCACCAGAACTCTGTGAGTTGGTCGATGGCCGTCCGGTATTCCGTGGCGACTATCTAATTTAATAATACTCTGACGACTCAATCTCATCATAGATCGCTTGGTCTATGCGCTCTAACTGTTTCTCTTCTAGCGTCTGGATCATGGCATCAATAAGCGCCGGATACGGGGCCACCTCATTGCCGTCTGTATTGTAAAGCACGACCTTATAGATCGTAGATATTTTACTATCATCGACTTGCCAGAAACCGTCTTGGGTCTCGGCTTTATACTCTACCTCGACGCTGCCTTCACCGAAGTAGAACTCGGTGCCATGTGTGAACTCGATGTCGAAGTCGTATGTAATTGAACCGGATGCTTGTTTCTCAAGGTTATACATTGTTCATGCCTTTGTGATTGTTGTCATGAAGACTATCTTATATCCGTGTCTTATGACTGCATCTGTCAGCGCTTTGCGTGTGATCCCTAACTCATGCGCTGCGGCTGTCAGTGACAGTCCCTTAGTATTGACAAGACGTAACACCGTGTCAATTCTTTTTTGTGTCCAAGGTTCAGCCATGACGATGCCATACCTCTAGGTCTTCTGCCGCATCCAAGTGATCAAACACGAAGCCATGACTGCATGACCACTTAGCCAGCTTAATCGACAACAAGAAGATGTAATATTTCATTTCTGCCTCATCAATCTTTTAGTAAACGATAGCAACAACTCATGATGAGCGCCGCCATGCCAGTGTTTCTGCATATACTTTTTATTGAACCACTTTTGTTGAGCCTCTGGATGACAACCGATCAGCCCAACCCTTCCTTGTATGATTGCCATCGGATCACCGTTAGAATACCTAGCAATGATCTGGCATCGTCCTTCTCCGGTGAATGTGCATCCATCATAGAAGAACATCTTAGTCTTCTTGCCGAGCCATTCGACATCGGCAATCGTGCTGAATGATCTCTTTACGTCTGCTCCTTCACGCTTGATGTATTGAACGGGACTAAGGCCGTTGAGCAAGTCAAAGTAATCTGGTCCAGCCCAGTAAGCGCCCATACAGATTCCGAGATATTTCCCCCCACGCGAGATGAAATCTTCAATTTCGTTTCCGTCCCTACGTCTAAAAAAATCGTAATATCTTGCCGCATCCCCGATTCCACCGGGAAATGCCACGATGTCTGCGTCTGTAATTGCTTGTGCATATTCTTTCTCATCGAATGTAACTATAGAGAACTCGCCAGACAAAGCCTCGACCATGCCATCGACACAGTCTTGGCTTGCCTCTGGATCATGTCTGAAGATTGCGATCCTACTCTTCATTGTCTCGCATAATCTTTAATTCATTAGACAGCTTGGTAATCACACCGTTCAGTTTAATGATCTTGTCTTTCAACCAATCATTCTCGGCACGGATGACAGCCATCTCAACTGCATGAGCCAACACATTGTCACGTTCTTTCTTGACCTGTGTTAATTCTTTACGCAGTTCGATGATGTGATCAATCGTTTCCATGTCAGCATATCTAGCCATCGCCATGTCTCGTTTTGTCTCAAAGCCTACCATTTTGCCACATCCATATTACGAAGGCTAAAAATCCTGTGAACATATAGATTGCGAAGACAACTCCAGTGGTGTGATCGTCAACTGGCATCTGCCTTCACCGCGTCAGCTATGTTCTGCTTGGTCTCAGCAAGGTTCAACTTCCTTACATTATCCGGCTCCTCATCTGCGAACTGAGCAGCGAATGTTGTGTAGTTAACCAGATCGACCCAGCTATCCGGCTTAGATTTATTGTGTCCGATCCTAGACATTTTTACCGCCATCATGACGATAGCGATGTCGTAAGAACTGATTGGTTTACCAGAGATCGCCGATGCAATCGTTGAGGCTCTGACGAATGACGAACTTAGGTCGCCATACTCATTGCCACGCTGGTTAACAATCGACTGTGCTGATTTTAATACATCGCTATGGTGCATCGGTGTTCTTCCTTGGTTCACGCTGAATAATTGTGCCATCTAATTTTCTCTTTAGTTTGCTTTGCTTTCCGAATGGGAGCGGAGTTCTGGAGACTCGATTACCCAAGTGAAAAGCGCGTTGTCTTTTGGCTTTAGAAAGCCGCCTAATATCCTCTTTTGTTTTCCCGCTATGACAGGACTTGTGAGCCGGAGCGAGGTTACTACCTTGGTCTTCTCCGCCGAGCGAGATCGGTATGATGTGTTCGATTTCCCACTGTTCGTGGCCCAAGATTTTACCTTGGCAAATATGACAGATGCCGTTGTGTTGTTGGAATAATTCTGCACGTAACTTCCTCGACTTTGTTTTTCTTACAGGCGCATCTCGGCTCTCGTCGTCGCCTCTGATGACTGTCTTTCTGCGAACCTCATCCGTATCCATTCCATCTTCACCTTCAAGAGATTAGCTTCCTTTCGCGCCATGACCATCGTCTCGATATATTCATGCCACTCTGGATGAGCCTTAACTTCCATCTCTCTCTGGTTCACTGGCCTGTCAGCACCTAGTTTGAGAACACGTTGAGCAAACCAGTGAGACTTTGTTTCCTCTAGCAGCGAAGCAATGGAGTCTTGATTAACCCACTCCTTCGCCGCCAGCCTGTATTCCTCGGACAGATTAGTCATTCATCTCGTCCCATTCCTTAGCCCACATATCGTTGAAAGCATCCTTCCAAGCCTGTGGCCAAGCCTTTGCTTCTTCGCGTAGGTTAGACTTCATCTCAAGCATTTCCTTACGACTTTTAGCATTACGGATCATGTTCTCAATCTCGGACCAGCGGTTCGGGTTCTCTTTCTTTAGAGCATAAGACGACTTCGGCTTTTCATCACCGCCTTTGAACTCAACTGATTGATCCAGATCAGGATCGTCTCCAGTCTCAAGGCCGAGTGTCTTAAGCAGAGCATACTTTACCGCATAAGACATCGACTTGCCCGGGCCTTTATCCTGATCGTCGATGCCATAGCCGAATGTCTGCACATCAATATAGTCATTTGGCTCGTCAATATTCACGAACCTGATTGTCATGTGGGCTTCAGTTCTGTTCCCGGTTTGGGAAGCAGACGTATGAACCGGATAGTAAACGATGCCAGCCTCAAGCAATGCTGGCCGCACCTTGGCAGTCACAGCATCATGGCTGACGATGCTATAGCGCATACCAGCCTTCTTCTCTTTCTGGATATAAGTTACGGCTTCCATAGCTTTGGCTAATCTTTGGTGGATATTCATTGTAGTTCATCCTCTTCTTCATCTTGTTCATCTTCATCAAGTTCGTCGCTGAATACTTCGTCGATGGCGACTTGAACGTCTTCGGCAGCAAGGATTAAATCTTCGATAGCTACCCGCAAGTCTTCATCTGTAGGCGGCTCTTCGGCTGATAGCATTACGAAGAACGTATCAAGCTCGGCCAGTAGTTCATTCGATAGGTGGGCCAGTTCATTTAAGGTCATGGGTTATTCCCTATTGACAGATTGTGCATACACCGCTACGAATCACGATGTAGCCGAACGCTACATGCACAAATGGAGATTGTCAAATGAGTTTTATGGACGCTTTGAATAATGTGATGGCTATCCAAGAGCGGTATCTGTATCGGGAAAAGAGCCGTGATACTTCTATTGAGGCGGCAAGATCAGTAATGCCACATATGTCAGAAACGCATGAGGCTATCCTTAGCTATGCGTTTGATTGTGGGTATGCAGGGTTCACCGATGTCGAGATGGCTAATCATTTCGATTGCCTCACCAGCCATTACCGGAGCCGGAGAGCCCAGCTTACTGAAGCTGGTTATATTGTAGCTACAGAGGTTCGTCGCCGCCATCCAGAGCGCGGTAATAATAGGGACCACATCGTCTGGAAGCATAAGGACTTCATCAATGACTAAGCAACTAAGGACCGAGATCGAAAGGCTTTGGAAGCGCGGTGAAGAATTAAAGGATCAGTTAATTAAAATGCAGAAAGAAAATGCACGGTTGCGGGAAGCGTTGCAGAGCATCAAGAAAGTCCCAAACAGCGAAGCGGCCTACGGAGTAATTCAAGTGTTTGTCGACGACGCACTGAAGGAGAAAGAGTGATGAACATGGCTGAGTTTTTCCAAGCACTCGGTGGCCAGCGTGAGATCGCTCGTCGCCTACAAGTCGCACCGTCTCTTCCGGCTCAATGGATCAGGCGCGGCAACATTCCTGTGAAGCACTGGCAGGGGCTACTCAAGATGGCTGATGAGAAGAAGCTGAAAGTTTTTCTTCAGACAATCTATCAAATGTGTATTGACGAAAGGTAGATTGGTGGTAGCCTAATCCTGCGCCTCTTGTTGAAGCGTTCCTCCCAGACTAGCCGGAGCCTAAAAAACTCCGGCACCTTTTTCGAGGCTGCTATGGAACCAATAATTCTTGCCTCTTCAATGATTATACTTGGACCGCACTTCTGTTTGGATCGTTCGATCATAGACAATAGCTTACGGTCTGAGTATCGCGAGGAGCCGCAAGAGCCGATTAGGATCGACGACAAGCTGGCGATCCAGTTCTATCGTGGCCCTCAGTCTTGGACGCTTGTGTTCATCCAGCCTGACGGCTCCGCTTGTATCGTCAACGCTGGGCGTGGATGGGAATTAACTAAGTCTTGATCGAATTAACTTGCGAATATCCACCGTCTGCGAACCGTCTGTTCCGGGCAGTTCCGGGCAGAGGCGTGATTAAGTCCAAGATATATCGTGATTGGTTAGAAATAAATCTGGGGATAATTCGTGGACAACTTAACAACAAAATCAATGGTCAGTATGTAGTCGTATTCGAGGCAGCAAGACCAGATAAAAGAAAGAGGGACATCGACAATTTAATCAAACCACTAATGGATTTAATCGTTCAGGCTGGAGCCGTCGAGGACGACAGCCTATGTGCAGAATTAACAGCAAAATGGGTGAACAATGGAAACGGCATACGCATATTCATACGAGAAGCACAAAGCCCTACGGGAGAAGTTCTATCCCTCTCGGCCAATCGTGCCAGTAAAGCCACAAGAGAAGCTGCCTGAGCCAATAGAGCCACCGAAGCCAGTAGTCAGAGACGTCATCAATCTAGCGCCACAAGAGCCGGAAGAAGAGATTGCTCTCCGCGCCATGCTGGATCAGGTCTGGACTCAAATCTATGGCGAGAATGAGTTCCTTCGGAAGACAGCGTTCTTGATGAAGGGCTTTTCCGGTCGGCAGTCGGCTCGGTATGTGATCGCTAAGGTTCTCGTAAAGCATGGCATGACATTCATAGACGTGGCTGGCCAAGCCAAGAGTCAAAAGTTCGTCGATTGTAGGTTTGAGATTTACTATCGGCTAAGACGGGAACTGGGCCTGAGCCTGATGCAAGTAGGCCGGATGCTCAACAAGGACCACACTTCGGTGCTTCATGGCTACCGTAAGATGGAAGAGAAGATTGCTAACGGGTTCAAACTAGATTAAAAAAAAGATGAGGCGACTACTGGAAAACGCAAAACAGTAGCCGCCTCTAAACCTACGTTGTGCAGCCGTAGGCGTGTTGTCTAACCTTATGGACGATCATGCCTACCTTTTCAAGAGGCGAAGGCAATGTCCCACAAGGCAACACATTGGGCGTGGACCGTCCGAGATATATCATCCGCAGAGAAGCTCACACTACTGGCGCTTGCTGATCGGCATAATGCTGATACAGGTCAGTGCTTTCCGAGCCTTGATAAGATTGCAGATGATACAAGTTTGAGCCGCGACACAGTTCGAAGGGCTACCCAATCTTTAGAGCAAAAAGGTTTGCTTTCTCGCCGTCTGGTCTTGGACGAACATGGGCGAACATTGGGGTATTCATACGGCTTGCATATGGGGGATAGCACCTTGCCACCCCTAGGATCGCACCATGCCACCCCCGAGGGTAGCACCATGCCACCCAAACCTGTAATAATAACCAGTAAAGAAAAACCTATATCTTGCTCGAAACAAGTTCGAGCGTCTCAGTCTGAAGATTTTAATAAGTTTTGGCTTGGCTATCCGAGGAAGGTTGGCAAAGGAGCCGCAGAGAAAGCGTGGGTCAAAGCGGTGCAGAGCACGGAAGCCAGCGTAATCATCGCTTCCCTCGGCAGCCATAAGTTCTCAGAGGATATTAACTACATCCCGCACCCAGCCACATGGTTGAACCAAAGGAGGTGGGAGGATGTGGCCCCCGTGGAAGTTGCCCCCGCCGCGCCGAGTCAGAACGCCATGGCAATACCCACACCGGAAGCCAACTTTCCTAGTGATGGCTCGGTTGAATATACGCCATGGGCATCCCGCATCCGAGCGCACAATACAGGCCACGATCCTGATTGGATTGCTAACAGGTTTCGGGACTTCTGCCGCTCGAAAAACATAGCTTTCAACTCGCCACATATAATCAAGGCATTGGACGGGTTTACTCGCGCCCAAAAGAGAGTTTAGGCAGCACGCCATGGGGATACTATGGAAACCAAATTTATTCTGGGCCGCCCTGAGATTTGCCCACGGGGAAATTGGCCCGTCCGATTGTGATCTAAACGCCATGAAGATATTGTTCAAGGATTGCACAATTCGAAAGGAAAATTTGCAATGACGACACAAAAAAACATGGGCAAGATTTGGAAAAACCCCACCAAGAAAGAAGATAAACACCCCGATTTGAAGGGTTATATTTGGATTGATGGGGTGAAGTTTGACATTGGTGGGTGGCAACGTGATGAAGATGGCCGGACATTCTATAGCCTATCGGCCCGTCAATATGAAAACCCCGATAATCAAGGAATAGCAAAGACCGTCGCAAGAGGGGGCTCTCCAAGGGTTCAAGCTGATGGCTATGGTTCCGCTCACGATCTAAACGACTCCATTCCGTTTTAGTTTAGTCCTAGGATCAACAGAAACTGGCCGCCATTGGCAAGCCTAATCTTTCCGGTGGTTTTATATGGTCAAGAAAAAGGGGGCTTTATCGGCCCCCTAATTCGTTTCTATTGACGGCTGACTTGGTAAGACGTTCTATCCTCTGACCATATCCTGACACTGTTAGGGAATGTTCCTTTGCCGAAGTATCCGGTAGCGCAATCTCTTGCAATTATAATAGCATCATCGAATGTCGCATTAAAATGCGGATTTAATCCTTTACGATAAATCTTACCATTGATTGTGATATACCATCTTTTTAATTCAGTCATTGTCCTATTCTTTCTTCAATTTTAAGTCGCGCAAGAGTAGCTTGCCATTTTTCTTCGACTAGTTCTTGAATTAGTGGCCATAGATAATCAATAAAAGCATCGCCTCGCCATTTTTGCTCAGGGTCTTCTGTCGTGATTGCATAGTGTGTAGGGTATTCATCCCCATTGTCGAAGACTATTGCGCGGGCCTTGGTAGCGGGGAAGTCTTTGTATGACCATACAAAGTCAACAATATGAAAACCGACTCCGCCAATTCCGTTCCGGTGATATTCGCAAGCCGTTACATAGTGAATATGAATATCATTGCTCATTGTCTTACCCTTTCCTGTTAAGCCGCGATTGTTTCTGGTTGCGCTTCTGCCTTGAGAATAAATTGCATCGCCTTGGTAGCAAGTGAGGCCGCACTAAAGATTGCGTTCTTGTTGCTATTGAGAACCCGTAGCCAACCGTCGATATATTGTGCATGGTCAATTCGTGGCTCGTTTTCGATGCCAAGTGAGGCGCAAAGAAATGCCGCGCCAAGTTCCGCTACTAACTCTTCAAAGGCATATGCATCGTCACCGAAACGCTTGCCTTTTATCCGATTAAGGCGCGTTTCA